TAATTGAGTTAATAAGTTTAATAGGAGTTGTAAACTTGCAGGGTCAATAATTAATGAGAAGAAGAATGGTGCAAGTGCACTATAGAATTGTTGTAACAACGATGCTAATTGACCTAAGTCTGGGTTAGGAGATTGTAGTAAAGTTATTATACTTTGAATTAATTGTTTTAAATAATTACCTTCTGGAGATGGTGCTAACGAATTGAGTAAATCTAGTAGTTGAGTAAATAAATTGAGTAATGTTAATCTATTTGCATCACTTGGATCTGCAAAGAATGCAGCGATAGCTGTTATTAATGAGTTTAATAATGTTATTAGTTGCCCCAATTGCTGACTAGTAATTGGTACTGTTTGCGGATTATCACAACAGTCTGATGTAAAAACGATTGGATTACAATTATTGTGACCAAAACAATTATTACTATTCATTTGTTTCCTCCTTATTTAATATTTTGAGAGATTATTTTTAAACTAAGAATTATTTTTTAATACCAATAAATATCTAGGCACCTGAATTTTCCTTAGAATAAAAATAGCTACTAATAATCAAATTGGAAATTCAAGTTGATTACGTTCACAGCTCACATATTATAATTATACGTACGAATATATTTAATGCTTAGATTAATCCCCTAATATAAACGTGTATTTTTCCAAAAATTACTTTAACTCCGCCAACTAATTATTTTTCATTTTCTACAATATTTTAAAAAAATATCGTATATATTACATAAAATCCTTACTTGTTGAAGCATTCATTTGTTCATAACTCACAAACATTAATATTATATGAATGTTCCAGTGATTCATCAAAGAGCGCCTTTAAAAGGCGTTCTTTTCATTTTTCCAATCTAAAATTATGTGAATAATACAAGCACACTCTATTTGAGTATCATAATTTAAGGGAATAGATACTTCTCACTAATTATTTTTCCACACCAACTTTTAAAACATTGCATATAGTACATAGAATCCTTACTTGTTGAAACATTCATTTGTTCATGACTCACAAACATTAACATTATATGAATGTTCTAATGATTCATCAAAGAGCGCCTTTAAAAGGCGTTCTTTTCATTTTTCCAATCTAAAATTATGTGAATAATACAAGCACACTCTATTTGTTTATCATAATTTAAGGGAATAGATACTTCTCACTAATTATTTTTCTATTTTTCCACACCAATTTTTAAAACATTGCATATAGTACATAGAATCCTTACTTGTTGAAGCATTCATTTGTTCATGACTCACAAACATTAACATTATATGAATGTTCTAGTGATTCACCAAAGAACGCCTTTAAAAGGCGCTCTTTTTTTATTTTCTCTTATCTACAAAAGGATTATTTGGTTTGGTTTTATAATGCTCTTTTCTCTCTTAGTAACTGAATGTTATTAATTACAATCGTATGAGCATTGCATTTTTCTTTTAACAGATCCATTAGATCCAGGACATCTTTTCTACTATTTAGTTTCGAACGGCTATTGAATAAATACGTGCAATCCACATTACCGTTTTTTTGGTAATACTTATAAGAAATCAAATATTCAAATCTACGTGGCCTCATTTTCTTCTTCCTCTCCTGAATGAAACTCAATATTTTGTCAATACTGTAAATGGAGGAATTTTTATATACCCATTAATTCCTTCCTTTCTTTAAGAGTTGAGCAGTTAGCTTTTGCTAGCTGCTCTTTTATTTTTTATCACCTTTTTTATAAAGTGACATACTTTGTATTGAACACTTTTCAATACACCTTCATAAGGCCTGCTTAAATGTTTTAAATTCACTCCGAGAAAGAGCACTGTTCGAAGGTGCTCTTTTTTAATTTTACACATCCGAATATTCCTTAACATTAAACACATACTATATATGGGCGATAAGCCAGAACTCTTTTAACCGTCCATGTATTCCTTCACTTCTTATCTGTATCGAGCAGTTAGCTTTTGCTAGCTGCTCTTTTATTACTTGTCCACTTCAACCCATTCACTACCTTTAAAATCCCATCCTTGAATGTATAACTCTGCTCGATGATTATTTCTTATATTCTCTATACGCTGTATTCTTTCAATGGTTTCTCTCAAAGAATTTTGCAAACTTTGATACTCCGCTTCTAATTTCTCAATTTCTTTCGTATCTTTTTCAACATAACTCTTATAAGCTGCAACTCTCTCTTCTGGCCACTTTTCCATCTCCATACCCCTTTTCAACAAAATGAAGTTTTTATTAAATACATAAAAATTTTTTCAACCTTCAACATACAGGATTTATGAATTAAATCTAGTAATATATAATTTATCTCCATGTAAAACTTTATCCTTAAATTTTTTTAAAAAGGCATACCCTCACAACAGGCCTTTTTAAAAAGGGGGGTTACTAAAACAGCGTTTTCATTAATTTTTTCACCCTTATAAAAATCTCACATATAATACCATGTACCTCTACCAGCAAGAGGGATAGCTTTTATCAAGAGCACTTCTATAAGTGCTCTTTTGTATTTCATAATTAAATAACGTCTTTATATAAAAATTTTTCACCTTTTAATCAGACAAGCATATATTATTGTGTAGGGCACTCCACAGTCCATACGTTCAAACCTTTTAGTCTAGAAGCACACTTATATGTGTGCTCTTTTTTTATTTGGTTTCAAATAACGATTTTGTTTAATTTTCCGCCTTCCTCTTTTTCCTTTTTTCTTTGATGACAGGCTCCATAATTCCAAGTAAGGCATACAATATAAAAAAATTACTCGTAAAAAATCTGATTACGATTTTTTGAATTTTTTATATTTCATGAGACGTTCACCAGATTTACTAAGAGTGCATATAAAAATGCACTCTTTTTATTTGTTGTTAAATAAGGATTTTATTAAATTACTTTCCTTTGTTTCCGTACGCTAGCTTGTCATAACATGTTTTACAATAATGATCTCCGAATTCCGTTTTTACACCGATGATGATTACCTTATCGCACTCTTCACACAATACATCCCAATTTTCACGTTCTCTCATAACTCCCGTCTCCTTTTTAAATAAATATTTTATTAAAATTTGATTCACTCTTTATTTTCAACTTCCATATACTTATATGGACTATAAAAAATACACAATATAGTTCTTGGTCAAAGAGCGCCTTACGCCCTAAGGGTGCTCTTCTCTATTCCTATAAGGATTTTCTTTAAAATTTATTAACCTTATTGATTCCTTTGCATACAGTATTACCACAAGGAATTCTACAGGTTTCCTTAGGCCAGTTACCTTGTATTCCTTGCACACCTTAAGGGAAGAATCCGTTTATAACAAACGGGTTCTTTTATCTATTCACCTTTTTACTGGACAAGCATATATTATTGTATGGAGGCATCCACTCATAGAAATCTACCTTTCTTGTCCAAGAGCACATATATTGTGCTCTTTTTTATGCCCAAATAAGAATTTTGTTTTAATACCCTACGCAATCCTCACACCAATACAAAATTTTGTTTTTATAACTCCAATCATTTATGCCGCGGATCTGGTTTATATTTAATTTCTTGTCACATAAGTAACAAGTTTTTACTTTTGTTTTTCTCCACCTTTGTTTCTGCATCGTTGCTCCTCGTTTCTTATTCAAATAACTATTTTGTTTGAATTTTTGACTCTTCAAATGCCTTTTTCTCACAATCTACACATGCTACAATGTCACCATCTTCATCGAATTGATAAATAGATTTCTCCTCAATATTCTTGTTTTGAAAACAAAGATCACAATTGAATTGTTTTTTCTCTAATTGTTCAATTGCCATTTGCAATCCTAACCAGTAACCAATTAAACGATACGGTAACCTTTTCCCGAAATCACTAACATCTGATATTGTGTCAGAATCCATTGAAGTAGTATGATATGCATCATGTAACCAATACTGATATTCACTCATTGAAGAACTTTCATTAATTGCTGACAATATTTTCATACGCATATCTTCGCTATCTTCTTCTTGATCGCTCATATCGTATTCTTCCCAATACTCATTAAGTTCTTTTCTAGCTTTTCTACTATCAAAATTCCAACGTTCACCACAATTTGCTTGTAATTTACCTGTAAAATAACTTAGGTTAAACCCTTTTATGTTAGCTGGCGTTGCTGCACAAGTTAATGTATAAACCGCCTCGCCAATATCACCAGCAATAAATACATTCGCACCAGATAATACATATTTTGTACGGTACATGTTTGTACCTGGCTTACCCCATTGAATCACTTGTAATCCTTCTTCACCTTTTATTTCAGCCACATGATCTGCAAACCATTCATTTTTAATTTCCTCAATTGCTTTTTCAATGTATTCCATCTCTCATTCCCCTTTTCGATTAAAATAACGCTTTTGTTGAGTTCCACTATTTCTTTTTTGTTTCAAACCAAAAGATGCTGTAAAAATCCACATCGAAATCTTTCCCGCAGTTTTCGCATGTCATTGGGAAATCTCCGCCTAAATCTCCGACTTCTAAATAATCTTGATAGTTTCCATGCTTATATTCGCAATGTGGACATTCAATCATATCTGCTTTATGCATTTTTCTTATTCCTTCTTTCTGTACAAAATTCAAATTTTATTAAAGTAACTGTGTTTTTCGCTCTTCCATACGAATTACTTTTCCACTTTGATATACAAATGATTGTTCACCATAGCCACCTTGAGGCGGTTCTATTAGTTGGATCTGACCATTTTTAACAACATATATTCCGTTTGTTTTCAAATCTATTTCAGCTGTCATTTCAACAAGATTTTCTTTTCTAATTCCCACCAAGATCACTCCCGTATGTTATAATTACTTTGTCGAAGTAAGTTGAGAGTGATCTCAGCTTTTTTTATTTGTCTATAGATATTGCACAACATTTTCTGGAACAAATGCTTGTTCAAGTGATAAATGAAGCCGTATTGGAATCGGCTTTTTTTCATCCCTTGCTTGCTTACACATTTTTTCGGCCTCTTCCCATACAAATTGCTTATCCTCCGCTCGTTTGTAACGCCAAATCCCTATTACGTAATCTTCAAACAACTCATACCGCTCATCAGGTGCTGTCGTTGGTTTTAATTCATCAATTGCTTTAACTTGACATGGTATTTGCACAACCACATCTGCATACCGTAATTTTGAATTCAAACGGTGAATATGAGCTTTCTTAGGATCAAATGATAAAACTGGCTCCACGTCAAAAATTGTTAATTGCTTTGGCATTGTTTTTCCCCTCCAATACCTGCAAACTTGCTATTAGAATCCCTTCAAGCTGCGTTAACGTTAATTGATCTAATGTTTGTCCATTAATTTCAGCTAATCCTAAACCCAATAATTTACGAATAATTATTAGTTTTCTACGTTCTACTTCCTGACGTAACAACATGATTAAGCCTCCTGTTGATGATTGAACTTTCTCTCTAAATTTACAAACTTACTAAATTCTTTAATGAATGCTAGTTCAACAACACCAACTGGACCGTTCCTTTGTTTCGCTAAAATAATTTCCGTTATGTTTTTATTTTCTGTCTCGCGGTCATAGTAATCTTCACGGTATAAGAACGCGATTAAATCCGCATCTTGCTCAATTTGGCCATTTTCACGTAAATCTGATAGCAATGGCCTCTTATCTTGTCTACTTTCTACAGCACGACTTAACTGTGATAATGCAACTACACATACATTTAGCTCTCTTGCCATCAGTTTTAACTTACGACTAATCTCACCGATTTCTTGCATGCGGTTCCCTCTATGTTTTGGATCCCCTACAATAAGCTGCAAATAATCAATTGCAATTAAAACCTTTTTATCAGGGTACTTACGCTTTAGTTTCCTAGTTTTAGCGTAAATCTCTTGCATCGTGACATTTGCTTTATCGTAAATTTCTAATGGCAAATCATTAATTAATCCCATCGCTTGACTAATTTTTTCCCAATCCTTTAAATTACATAGCTTCTTAGGATTCTTTAATTTTGTAGCATCTATATTTCCAGTACTTGAGATCATTCTCTTTAGTAGCTGCTCTTCTCCCATCTCTAGTGAAAAGATTCCTGTTGCTGTATGAGCACTTGCTGCATGAAAAGCAACGTTTAATACAAATGCTGTTTTCCCCATTGAAGGACGGGCACCGACAATGATTAAATCACCTTCTTGTAACCCTGCTGTCATTCTGTTCAGGTCGTCATAACCAGTTGGTATACCAGTTAAATCTCCTACATCAATTTGCATGTTCTTATACAAATCAACAAGCGTATCTTTCAAGTTAAATTCATCTGAGTAACCCGTTTCTTCAATGGCGCTTAATTCATCAATTGATGTACTAATAGCACTCATATCCCTATCTTGCTGAAGGCGGTTATATAAATTACCAGCAACCTCCTGAGCATGTCGCATTTTCCAAGCTTCGATAACTAAGCCTTCGTGATACGAGAAATTTTTAGTAGTCGTAACAACTTCTGTCAAGTTTACAAAGAATTCGATTCCGCCAATTTGATGCATAAAGCTTTCATCGAATTTTCCAATGAGAGCAACAAGATCTATCGGAACCTCAGCATCCTCTAATTCTCTCATTGCCTTGAAAATTACTTGGTGTGTTGGTAAAGAAAACTGTTTTACCTTTAGCTGACAATCTTTAATTAAATCGCCTTCTTGGATTATGCTCCCTAAAACACTTTGTTCAGCTTCAACATTGCGAATCATATTGTTACTCATTTGGCCAACCACGCATTCTGTTGATTAAGTACTGCAAGTTCTTCTTCTGTTGGAATGTTCTGCTCCCATGCTTGTTGCTGCTGTATTACGTTTTTAGTAGTTTCCGATAAGCCTTTTTGTTGATAAGGCGCTTGTGTCTGTTGCTGAGGTTTTGTTAATCGCTGAGCACGAAATGCTTTATCAGCTGCCTCAACATCAGTTACTGTTTTAAAGCCTTTAAGATGCCAATCCCTTAAAATCGTATTTACGTAAGACATGTTTCTCGTATTTTTCTCTAAAGCAATCTCCATAGCCTTAATAACTAGCTCTGCATTTAAATCATCTATCCAAGCATAAATACCATCCGCGATAAAAGGTGTAATGAATCCGAAGTTTTGCTCGTAAAAAGAAATTGGATTAACCTCAACAACTTCTTCCGCGCCTGCGCGTTCTTCTTGTTGTTGTTCTTTTTCTTCTTCTTTTTCTTTTTCTTCTTCCTTGCTAGGGTCTTGGAAGCCCCTTATAAGCCCCTTCAAACGGACCGATAAATACTCCTTAATACGAGGGATTTTAAAATCTTGTTCTCGTTCTAATTGCAAGCAAGTTTCATAGAAATCAACTAAAAAATCCTGGTCCTTTACAGATTGAATTTCTTTTAAAACACACTTTTCAATGTTTACATTTTTAATTGGATTGAATTTCAACCAGTTGATTAAGAACAATTCTTTTGTTTTTTGGTTGTAATTAATTTTTCCGTATTCAGCAAAACGTTCTAATAGTTTCATAACAGTTTCACGATTATATCCTGTATCAGTTTCAATGATACGAAGTGGAAGCTCATAGATTCCTGATTGAGACGTCTTACTGTTTGTCATCAAATATAAGTAGAAATACTTCTCCTCTGGTGTAAGATCTAAAACAAATGAATCCTGCCAAAATGAAACATGTACTGGTCTATAAACTGCCATATTATTCATCCTCCCGTTTACATATCGCGAATCCGCCCTCTACACGTAATAAGCGATAATTCTTGTATCCTATTTTGAGATATTGTTTTACTAAGTAAATTAGGTGTTGCTCTGATGTTGCTTGTTGAAACACTTTAGGATTCAGCAACACTCTATGTAACGATTTGTCTAAAAGCATGTAGCAAACTCCGTTGTTATACGACTGCTAATTTGATATAATTAATCCCAAGATCTTTTGCAAGACCGTTTGTCTATCACTCTGCCAAGTGATAGATCTTTTTATTTTCTACGTGTTACTAATGAGGCGTTAACTCCTCTTGCTCTTAAATCTTTAATCACTACACGATAACTCATAGATGCCTCATGTTCCTCTTTTGTATCACGAAGCATTTTAAATTCCCTTATACATCGCTCCAGCTCTTCTTCCCAGTGATTTGATTCTTCGGTTGATTCTGCATTAAACATGTTATAAATACATTCACTCATACAGTTACGAAGTTTATTCGCAAATGAAAAATCCCCAGGAAGAACTAGATCATGAAGACGATTGTTTTTATCATTCATGAATTACATCTCCTCTCTAATTAAATTAATGCTGTACGCATCGTTACAACCAGAAAGGAACATTGTAGAGGTATGGGAGGAACAATCCCTTTCTGGTCATAACGACAAGCACAGTGGCTTGTCTAATTACTAAAAATATCTAAAAACCTATTACTTTGGTATAATCTCCCATAGAGGGAGGTGTTACATATGAAAGACATTGTATTTACTTTAGAATTTGATGACGACATAGCTAACTCACGTGCCAATGATTATTTAGAACAAGGTTGGACGCTATTGCATGTTGGTACAAAGCTAATCGACATCCATAACGAGCAAGCATACTACAACACTACTTATGTTGTAGGTGCTAACCAAGAGCAATACGACAAGTACAAAAAAGAGTTAGAAGAAGATAACCTCAGTTTAATTTAATGATTTTTCACAAGAACTATTAATAACCCTTTTATAAAGCTCTTCATCTACCACATGAAGAGCTTTATTAACTTCGACATAACTCAAACTACTATTCAAACATGCCGTCTTAATTATCTCCAATAACTCGACGGCCCCTGATTTGAGATCTTCTCTCCTAACACTTGTTGGTTGTCCGTCTGTTAATTGAATCCTTTTCATCTTCACTTTCCTCCCCCATAGAGTTTTGACTGATGCTGTACGCATCGTTACAACCAGAAAGGAACATTGTAGAGGTATGGGAGGAACAATCCCTTTCTGGTCATAACGACAAGCACAGTGGCTTGTCCAAATGATTTATATAATGTTATAATTGCTTTACGATATTTTTCAGAGCTACTGTTGTCTAGGCGGTAGCTTTTTTATTTACCCATTTATGCTTCAAAATAAATGATGCTTCTATAATTTTGATTCGAATCCCCAACAATTTCTTCTCTTGCTTTAACTCAACTGTTTTTGAATCCTCATTAAGTAATTCTGCTATTTTAATTTCACCCGTTAGTTTTGCATCATATCGAATTAATTCCTTATATTCTCTTAAACTAGGTTTCTTATAATCTACTGTCATTTTCCTTCCCCCTTTACAGCACCTTTGTTAAATTCATTAAGCTATCCACCGATTGAATAATAACGTTTTCTGCCATAGCCTTTTGCAACCAACTTCTTTGTATTTGTTCCATAATGCCAAAATGAACTTGCTCAAGAGCTTGTACTACACATTGAGTAGCTTGGATTGTATCGAAAATTTCTTTTGCATGAACTGCGTATTCATGTTTCTTTTTTTCATCATGCTTCCATGACCTTGTTGTAATTTGTAAGTTCATGATTTCCTTTGCTGCCGCAATTCCCTCTTCAGCTTGCTTAATGTAGTTCATCAATTGTAGATTTACATCCTGAGTTAATCGTGGATCTGTAGGCGGCAATCCAACACCATAAATATGTTTGATCGCTTGTTGATTTAACTTTGCTCCTGTTGCATGGCACCAATCCATCGCAAGTTCAAATTCTGGTTTAGAAAGTCCAGATTCAATACGGGTTAATCGTTCATGTGTAATACCCAGGTACTTAGATAACCCTTTCTTTGTTTTCAGCTGAACATTGTCACAACATTCTCTAGCATTCTGTAATAATTCTCCTATTGCTGAATTGCAGTATATGCTTGTTCCCATATCTGTTCGCCTCCATATTTAGTTTTCAAATGGTTACAATAAACTTAGTACATATGTAACTTGTCTACTTTTCGTATAAAAAGAGAGGAACTATTCCTCAACATTTTCTTTTACTTGTATTTCTTTGATGATGGCCCAACCAGCCTTGTAATATGCTTGACGGATTTTATCAATATCCTTTTGTGATTTTGGCTCAGGAGCCACAACATGGACTTTCGTTTTTCCAAATTCATAAGTCGCCGCATATTCTTCTTGTTGGCTCATGGCGTCACCTCTTGAAGTGCTTTTTATATGTTTATGCGACGGTTCTGATGGTACTGCCATGTTAGTTGATGGCATTTTCTCACCCTCTTTCGTTAATCAAACCTTATTTTTTTCATTAACATACCAATACTTAAGTCTTTAGCGTTCCAAAACTTTGCAAATTGAATAGCGAGTAGGTAAAAAAATATCTTCTTTTCTCTTACCGTATAACTTTGCAATTTGCTCTGCCCTCTCTGCACTAATTTGCCTATGCCCATTTTCGATTTGTGATAGATATCCACCTGAAAACCCCAATTTTTTCGCAGCTTCTTCAATACTAATCCCTAATTCCATACGGATTTCTTTTGGTCCAACCATTTCATTATCACCACCTAAAACTTCGCGATTTGTGTTGTTATACAGAATATACTACGCAAATCGCAAAGTGTCAACGCGTTTTGCAAAGTTTTTATCAATTCATTTCAATTTTTGCACTTTGCAAAGTATAATTAACTTTAGAAGATGAATAGGAGGATTCCTATGATTGGAGAGAATCTACGCAAATTAAGAAAAAAAAATAACCTAACCATGAAAGAGTTAGGTCAAAAATTAAACCTTGCTGAATCAACAATATCGGGTTACGAAAATGGGAATAGAAAACCTGATTATGAAACTTTAAATAAATTCGCGGATTTCTTTGAAGTTTCAACCGACTATCTTTTCGGTAGAGATGTTACTCAAAAAGACATTAATACCTGTGATCCTTTATTTGATCCAGACTTAGGTCTGTGGTTCAAAGATATTAAAGATGCTTCCCCTGAAACACAAGAAGAACTTAAACAATTTTGGGAGTTTATAAAAACAAAGGAAAAAAACCGTAAACCTGGAGATAAACAATAATTCACTCTGTAATAAATGCACGCTACACTGCGTGTTTTTATTTAAATCATTCATGGTTAATTATCCCTGTAATAGATATATCGGGGAAATCACTTTATGTTAATAATATAAATATTGTTTCCTTGTAAAAAGCATGCAATTTATCTTTTTTACACAATATACTAAAAAGTGTTTAGCATTTTAGCTTTCATGAAATACTTAATTAGATAGTTAAGTAAAGGATGGATAAAATGAAAAAATACAAAGTATATATACAGAAAGATGAGCAATGGGAAGTATTTGGTATATTTCCTGCCTTACATGGAGAGGAAGCAATAAATTTAGCTAGAAAATCACAAAGTGCACTTTTAGAGTGGTTTACTGAGGATGAAATCCCCTATATAAATTTCGATTATGAAGAAGTATAAATATATAAAAGATAAGTAACGGGAGATGAGTTTCTATGTTAAAAGTAAATAATATTACCATTAATAAAGCTATAATTCACAGACTTGATAATCAAACTTCTACTAAACCTGAACTATCTGAGTTAGAGCTAAATCTCTCAGAGGAATTAATTAGCATACTATCCACCCACTGTACCAAAGGGCTTGAGGACCAAAAAATTCGTTATGCACGTTATAAAGATATCACCAAGAATATAGTAGCAAATCAAAGTAAAAATTTATTCTCAGGAAATGCGGACTTTATTAGCTTTTCACAAAAAATAGCAACAAGACTATATGGCGCTATGAGCAATAAATCTATTTCGGCAGCTGATTTAGTCGTATGCATGCTCACATGTAATAATGAAACATTTGTTGGGTTGCTAAAGCTCGATTATAAAAACCATTATCTTTCCGATGTACAAAATGTTAACGGAAAAAAATACATTGGGTTAAGAAAGATGGAGAACGGTTGGCCTGAAGTTGGTTCACGCCTTCAAAAAGCAGCATTTATGCTTGATACAGGTAACAAGCATGTAGAAGAAAATACTAACAGTTATGATTTAATAATTTTAGATAGACAACAACGTAACAAACGAGCATTAGAAGAAAATAAAATATCACAATTTTTCTCTGATGATTTTTTAAATTCTCAACTATTAGATGATGATAATACCAATACAGCAGGTTTTATAAGGGGCATACGCGAGTTTACAAAAACATGTGCCATAATTCCGTTAGAAAAAAGAAGTGAAATTTATGAGAGTGCAATATCTATGGTCGTGAACGCTGAACATGTAAATGTGAATGAATTTGCACGTTCGCACTTTAAAGAGGATGAATCTTCTCAATTACATTATGAATTACTAATACAATCCTGCGAAACCCATGGAGTTACACGAGGAGAATTTTCTGTATCGGACAAATTAAAAAAAGCATATTCTAAAAGTCGCCGAGTTGAGCTACAAGGTATTAAACTCGATGTTAATGCAAGTCTCTTTACTGATTCTGATAAATTCGAGTATACTAAACGAACAAATAATGCAGGTGAAGAAGTTGCAGATATTATTATTAAAGGTTTAAAAATAATTAAATGGGAATGATTATATATGAATATAAATTGGATACAAACCTTAGCCAATTGGAAAATTCATTATCACAATGAAACGGAAAAGGAAATCGAATACTCTGGTGCTATAGATCCTAAAAAAATCCTAGCACTTATAAATGAATTTTCCGATGCTTTAAATAATCCCTCCTTTAGTTGTTCTTTTGATGATACTTTCTTCAATCTTCCCAAGGAATTAGAAGAATTAGAGAGTTATGTAGATGTTCTTTTTGAGAACACAATACAGTTAACTATAAACTTAAAGAAAATATATATTTTAGATTCTAACTGCTCTCCTTATACATACAATTTACTAATATATTCTAGTATTGATGCCTTTTTACTAGATGCAAAAAAATTATCACTTGAAGAAGTTCAGTCATTCCTTTTTAATAATAAAGATTATACTTATATCTATATATTCAATGAAAATATAGATACTTTTAATAATGAACAAATTATTGTCTCTTCTGTGTTTAATCCTGAATATCCTATGGAATATTTTAAAAATCCTGATACGGAGTCTGTTATTAAACTTCGAGATAATAATGTACATTGGCATCAAGGTGCACCTAAAATTACTCCCAGTCACCTATTTATAGAGATCCCTACACACCAAAAATTAAAAAACTTTTTTGATTCTTGGTGTGCGATTCTTTGCATAGGCTTTTTGTCTGCCTATACAGATATTCATTCTAGCGGATATAAAAATATATATTTAAGCACTTTCAGAGGAAAAAAACATATACGAATGTATTTAAAGATGCCTGATAACTGGAATAATGAAAATATCCAGTTATTATATCAACTGTATGAATGGGCGTATGAAGAGAAAACTACTGACAAAATTAGTATGATTCAAAATATTGTAAGTCTATATATAGCAGAAGAAACATTAGATGATATAGGAAATGTCTTAGAAAATATTAATCAAATAAAGACCATCATACATGATAATTTTCAAATTTATATTAAAGAAAATATAAAAACCTATCTAGATGAAAGAAAGAAAATCGAAGATTTAATAAATAACACCATTAACGAAATAACAAAACAAGTAAATAATGTAACTGACTTAATGACTAAAAATTTAATTGGTATTCTAGCATCTGTTTTAACTGCAATAGTCGCTTTCATTGCAAAACCAGATACTCTCTCAATTCTAGCTATTGCACTTTATATGTATTCAGTATTTATTTTATTACTTACTATTTACTATGGACTATTCGCAAAAATCAATGTGAATTTAACCATGAGTGATTATACAAACCGATTAAATGATTATAAGATTATTTTTGAAAAAAATAGACTTACTCAAATTATAGGAGATTCTATTTCTAGACGGATTTCATTTTTTAATAAATATTTTTGGGTTACTATGATTTCAAATATTCTCTTTTCTCTAATAGCAGTTTTTATAGGTTTACACCTTCAAGGCTATTCCAGTGCTATAATTAAATTTCTGTTTAGCATTCTAAAATTTTTATAATTTAAAAAGAAAGGCTTACAAGCTTTTCTTTTTTTGCCACATTACAGAACGTACGTTCTTAATTATGATTATGGAGTTAAGTGATATGTACAAAACACACCCTTACAATACAACACAAATCGAAGACTATATTCAAAAATTGTACCAATCTTTATCTATATTTATTCCAGAACAAATCGATATGCTAACAATTGCTCATAAACTAAATATCTGGTTGCATTTTGCACCATTCGGAAGTCGTGCTATTTGTAGAGATAATTTGCCGAGTATTATCATTGACAATCGGATCATGAGTTATCAACAATGGGAAGACTTCGGACACGAATTATGCCATGTTCTATTCCATGTAGGAAATCAAATATACATACCGAAATTATTTTTAGAGTATCAAGAAGCTAAAGCAAATAATTTCATGTTACATTTTTGTATCCCAACATTTATGTTACGAGCATTAGATCTTCCTGAAACCAAGAAGGCAGCGATATACTTCATCGCAAAAACTTTCAATGTCTCATATCATATTGCAGAGCGCCGCTTATCAAATTATGAAAACCAAATCCTATCCAGTCATTTACAAAATGTTTTCTCACAAACATGTCTCTAATTAACACTTAAAAATATCTACCCTCAATTTAATTATTTTTTTATAATTTATGACACTTACTTTTCGTATAATTATTACTAAACAAAGGAGAGAATATTATGAAAACCGCAATCTACCTACGTAAATCCCGTGCAGATCTCGAAGCCGAAGCACGTGGCGAAGGTGAAACTTTAGCAAAGCACCGCACTACCCTGCTGAAAATTGCCAAGGAAATGAACTTAAATGTTCTAGCTGTTCGTGAGGAAATCGTTTCTGGTGAAAGCTTAGTGAAACGACCTGAGATGTTAGCACTGCTTGAAGAAATTGAAGATAACAAATATGATGTTGTTCTTTGTATGGATATGGACCGTTTAGGTCGTGGTGGTATGAAAGAGCAAGGAATCATTTTAGAGACGTTTAAACGCTCGAATACGAAGATTATGACACCTAGGAAGACTTATGACCTTAATGATGAGTGGGACGAAGAATATAGCGAATTTGAAGCGTTTATGGCTCGTAAGGAGTTAAAGATTATTACACGTCGTATGCAACGCGGCCGTATAGCAAGCGTGGAGGCTGGTAATTACCTCGGTACCCATGCGCCTTATGGTTATGATATCCATCGCTTAAATAAGCGTGAACGTACTTTAACGATTAATCCAGAAGAAGCTTCAGTTGTAAGAATGATATTTGATTGGTATGCAAATGAGGATATGGGGGCAAATGCAATTAGAAGCAAGTTAAATGATCTTGGCTACAAAAGTAAGCTAGGTAATGAATGGAACCCCTACAGCATCTTGGATATATTAAAAAATAATGTGTACATCGGAAAAGTAACGTGGCAAAAACGAAAAGAAGTAAAACAGCCTGATGCCGTAAAAAGAAGTTGTGCTCGTCAAGATAAATCAGATTGGATTATTGCTGATGGCAAACATGAGCCAATCATACCGGAAAGTTTATTTGAACAAGTACAAGAAAAATTAAACTCAAGATATCACGTTCCTTACAATACGAACGGAATTAAAAATCCTCTAGCTGGCATTATTAAATGTAGTAAATGTGGTTATAGCATGGTCCAACGTTATCCGAAGAACCGAAAAGAAACGATGGATTGTAAGCACCGTGATTGTGAAAACAAATCAAGCTATACTGAATTAATTGAGAAGCGTTTACTCGAGGCATTAAAAGAATGGTACATCAATTATAAAGCTGATTTTGAAAAACATAAGCAAGATGACAAGTTAAAAGAAACACAAGTTATTCAAATGAATGAAGCTGCATTACGAAAGCTTGAGAAAGAATTAGTGGATGTCCAAAAACAAAAAAGTAATTTACATGATTTATTAGAACGTGGTGTTTACACCGTCGATATGTTTTTAGAACGCTCAAATGTAGTTTCTGACCGTATAACCGAAATTACTTCCACTATGGAAAACTTAAAGAAAGAAATTAAAACCGAAATTAAGAAAGAAAAAGTCAAGAAAGATACAATACCTCAAGTGGAGCATGTTCTTGATCTGTACTTTAAAACAGATGATCCCAAAAAGAAAAACAGCCTCCTAAAGTCGGTTTTAGAAAAGGCTGTTTATAAAAAGGAAAAGTGGCAAAGGCTCGATGATTTCGAACTCGTGCTTTACCCTAAGCTCCCTCAAGATGGCGACATATAA